TGTCTGGGGCGGGCTTGGGCGTGTTCTTTGCGGCAGGCTTTGCTGCTGCTTGCGGCTTCGTCATCCCGGTCATGGCCCGGTAGGTGTCGGCAGCGATGCGGATGATCTCCGCCGGAGCCTTGTCGGCGTTCTGCTTGAGGCCGGACGCGAACGCAATCGCCTGCTTCAGGCCTTCGTGGTGCTCGCCAGCATTGAAAATGTCGTTGCCGGATTCAGCCAGGAAGTTTGTCGCCGCCTGATACCACGGATCGGACTGGACAGAGGCCTGCTCGACAGCAACTTCCGACTGTGACAGCGCGGCCTGAGCCGTGGCCAGTTTGCCTTCAATGGACTCGATGTCACGCAGCGCGCGCCGGTATTCAATCTCGTACTTGGCCTGATTGATTTCGCCGTTTTCCAACTGATCGCCCAGCGCAATCGCCTTTTCTTCGGCGGCCTTGAGCTCAGCCTCAATACCGGTGACGGCTTCGGCATGGCCGGTCAGGATGGCCGACAGTTCTTCTTCAGTTGGACCGTCAGCATCCTCGCTCCCGGCGTCGGCATTACCGTCATCAGCAGCCACTTCTGCGGCAGGCGTGTATTCCTCGCCTCGCTCGATGGCATCCATCAGCTTTTTGTATTCGGCGAGGCCTTCCTGCTCGGCTGGGGTGAAGTCGCCTTCCATCGTGGTATCTTCGGCCGCCTTGGTGGCTGTCTGATCCAGGACTTCGGGATTGTCGATTGCTTGATCTGTCATTGCATTGCTCCGGTCGGACTCAAAATGCGGTTGATGTTGCTTAGCAGGTCATCAACGATGCCTGCGAGGTTGGGGTTTGTGGATACCAGCCCGGCCGACGACATAGCATCTTGCAGGGCTTGCATCTTGTCGCGGGTGGCTTGTGCCGCCTGGGCGTCCGCACCTGCGTGTGCCTTGGCTGCGTCTGCCTCCAACTTGGAAATCTCGGCCAATATCTTGCGGTTGGTCATCTCGGCCTGACGTTGCTGCTCCTGTTGCTGCTGCTGCTCGCGCTGCTGGCGCTGTTCTGGCGGCTCGTCAGGATCCGGGGTGCCACTGACGCGGCGCATCTGGGCCAGAATCTCGGCCTTGTTGGGTAGGTCGGTCAGGTCAACCGCCATTTCCACCATGGCCATGCCCATCATCGGGTTGCCGGTGTGTTGTGCTACCTGCCCAGCCACCTGAAGCAATTGCTCAGCCAGTGCCGCGCGGACGGTGGTGCGGTAATCCTGCCGGTCCACGATAAAATCGGCCTTGTTGCTGGTGATGTCCGTCTCGGGATTGCCGTCGTTGACCGACACAAACTCAGGACGGCCGCGCTCACCGGTCACGCGGAACTGCATGGGCTCCGTCATGTACTGCTCGCACAGCGACAGCGCCAATTCGCCCTCCAACTGCATGGCCAGTGAATTGGACTCAAACAGGTTGGTGGTGATGATCGTGCCCTGCTCCTGACGCGCCTGAATGGCGATGCCGGATGTGGCGTTGGTGGGCAGGCCCAGGTTCTCGCCGGTAACGCCGGACACCTGCCGGATGTAGGCGGAGTCTTGCATCCCAAACTCGACATGCGAGGTAGCCAGTTGGACGTTATCCACAACCTCCAACTTTGACCCGCGCTTGACCTTGATGATCGAGTCCGGGCGCGAAACCTCCTCCTCCAACTCGTTCCAGTCGGCGACAGCATCATCATCAGCGATAACGCGGCGGGTGGAGAGCATGAATAGCGCCTTGTTGCGCCGTTTGTTCAGGTCGTCCTGCGGATCACGCATGGAGCGGATGACGCCGTAGGCAGCGCCGTCACGGTCGTCGATGAACGCGATGCGGGGCACATACGGGAACCGGTTGTGCTGGTATGGACTGAGACCGGAGTGCAGGATATGGTTGCGCGTGATGATGGCGACGTGCATTTGCGGGCGGATGCTGTCCACCGGCTCAACCATCCCCATCTGGACCGCCTGAACATGGCGGGGATCCTGCGGGTTGAATACAGCGCCGACCAGTGCGCCTTCGCCTCGCAGCACCTTGACGCGCGTCGTCTTGCGATACCAGACCTCCCACAGGCGCACAGCCATGCGGCCCTCGCCGTAGCGCATCCGGTTCAGGGACAGCGCGCCACTGGCGCCGACAGAATGACCAGTGACCATGTAGGCCTCGTTCTGGACTTCCTGCTCCAGGTCGTCGCGTTCCTGGCACTCAGCTTCGATCAGATCGCGCTTGTCAGGGAACCACGCCGTCGCCTCCTCCTTGTCCACGATCCGGGTGCGGATGACGTAGCGGGCGTCACTCATATCGCTGCGGCGGCTGGTGCTGTCGCGGATGATTTCGCGCCAATGGACATCCTCGATGCAGATGCGCCACTCGCCGGAGAACGGGTCCGGCCGGTAGGCGACCTCAGTCCAGCCGCAGCCGACCTTGACCATCTGCTCAAACGCAGCCGAACGCTTCCATTGGACGTTGTTGATGTCCTCGATGTAGCGGACCAGCTTGGTCTTGCGGATGGCGGGCTCTACGTCGTCCTCAGACCGCGGAGCGATGCGCCAGTTGAACCGTGAACGCTTCTCGGCGCCGGTAATCCACAGGATAGCGGGCTTGATTTCGTTGAATTGCAGGAATGACTGTCCGCGCTCCTCCAGCTCCGCGACCTCGCTCTCGCTCAGGCCCATGTACTGCCGGTCGTCGAAGTAGTCGGCATCCAGCGCCATCTGGGCGCGTGACTTCGCTTGCAGCCATGTTTCGCGGTCGATGATGCTGCGCAGCCAGCACAACAGGTCGTACTCGCCTTCCTTCTGCGTCGGCAATACCTGCCGGTTATCGCCCGGCGCGGGCTGCATTTCGTTCATCGCGCGTCCACCAGAGTTTTACCGTTGATTTTGATGACCAGCTCTTGAAGTTCGGCCTGCCGCATCATGCTGTCGTGTTCTGCCTGGCCGTCATCGGGCGGGAACGCCACCAACTCGTCCAGATGGTTCAGCAGGATGTCGCCGCACAGCCGAACATCGTGCTTGTTGGGAGATCCGTACATGGCCGTGGCAATGTCATGACACAACTGATAGAAATAAACACCCATACTTTCGCTTTCTGGTTCTTCCTCGTTCTCACGCACGCGCCACGCCTCGGAACGCGGGAAGTAGTAGGACTTGCCGAACCCGAACTGCCGCTTGCCGAACACCAGAAAGGCGTCCTTGTTGCCGTCCAGTGAGGCATTAACCAGAAACGCACGCAGATCAGCCTTGCCCTGCACTTCGCGGAAATTGGTCCCCAGCGTCAGGCCGGTTGCGGCAGCAGTCATTGCAGTTCCTCGATGCTGATTTCGTCGGGCTTGGCCTTCTGGATCACCAAGGCAGGCTTCAAGCCGATCTTGATCGTGATTTCAGGCGAGAACGGCATGGCGGCCAGCGCTGAGCAGCCGGAGAGCATCATCAGGATGACCAGGTAGCCGATGGCGTGGTATTTCATGGCGTCAGCCCTCCAGGAGCATCCAGTCTTCGGCCAGAATGTCGGTTTGGTTTGGAGCCCAGAATGACATGTGTCCGCAGTCGCGTAGGCAAATCCATTGAAATTCCGATGTCGAATCAGCAGGCAGCATCTCCATATCCCCCATGCCATTGGCGGAAAAAACTGTTGCTGATGCCGTTTCCATTTTTATCCATGCGTCCAGATCGACCCACCCGGCACGGCAGACGCGCTTTCCGCCTTTAAGCCCCTTCAGGGCATCGCCAAAACTCATGTTTTTCACGTTCTTCTCCAGTTCGCCGAACCCCGGCGCTTTTGCATGAAATTCTTCCCGGCGTCCTGTTTGGCGTCGGAGTGGGCGGTTTGCCCGAGTTGCCGCAATGCGTCGGCCGCTTCAGAGTGCCCACCGGTCTTGTCCGGTTCATCGCTCCAGCAGCCCATGCGGTCGTTCCATTTTTTTCGGTAGGCGCTGATATGCGCGAGGCCTGCCTTGCAGTGCGACTCGTCGATCACCAGCGTCGGGAATATGTCGCGTGTCTGCTGGATTCCCCAATTCACATCCTGAATCCGGTCCACCGTGGCGAACCGTTGGCCGGGCATCAACTCCTCCAGCATCTGCCGGGGGCTGATGTTGCGGTTCTGTCCCTGCCGGACATGATCGGCGTCATGCGGCAGGTTGTGCGTGCCGAACACCACGCCCAGCGATTGCAACCACTGCGCTGCATGGCTGTATGGCTCGCCCCAGGCCTCGTAGAAGCGGATCAGCCGGCTCTCCCCGCCAAGGCGCTGCACAACCCATATCGCGGTGCCGTCGCTGTTGCCGATGTCCCAGTAGGTGTTGCATGGCACGTTCGGCAGTAGCGGAAGCGTGGCCTTGATGCGCCCTTCCTTGCGCGCGGCCGTCAATTGCTTCGTGAAGTAGCAGCCCTCGGTGCTGACCTGGAATGCCTCCTCCGGGTAGCTTGGATACTCCTGCCACATCTTTTCGTCTTCGCCCGAGAACTCGCTGTCGCGTGTGGCGACATACCAGGCCTTCTGCCGGTCGGTCAGCGTCGTGCCGGTGACGCTCTCGACCTGGGCGAAATACTCGTCGTCCTGCTCCGTTAGCAGCACGTCATCCGGATCAATCTGGTAGCCGGGCTCCTGCCACCACGGGAAGAAGTGGAATCGGTAGTCTTTCACGGATAGCTTTTTCCCGGACTCAGCGGCCGCCATCGCGGCCTGCGTCAGCTTGTAGAACGAACCATCGCGCCCTTCCGCCGTTGATTCGATCACCAGCACACCGGTAGACGGAACGGCCGGGATTGAGCCGGTAATGACCTCCACAGCCTTGTCCGGGTACTTCGCGCAGATCTTGCCAAACTCGGATATATGCAGCCGGTGAATGGTCCCGGAGCGCATCGAGGTAGCGACGCGGATGCTGCTGTTGTTGTGACCGAATACCAGCGTTGAGGCGTTGTTGGCCTTCAGCGGCATCATCTGGCGCAATGCGTCGGGCAACTGGTCGTAGGCAAACTTCACTTTGTCCCGGAACAGGGATTCAGCGGCCTCGCGGTCCTGGGCGATGATCCCGCAGCGCACGTTCTCGCAGAACAGCGCGGTATCCAGCCACAGGATGCAGATCAGCGTGGAGAAACCGAGCTGCCGGGCCTTCAGGATGATGTTGCGGTGCCATAGGCGGCGGATGAACTTGCGCTGCGCCCGGTTGGGGCGGAACGGCATCACCAGCCCTTCCTTGTTCTTGTCCTTGTCCTTGTCCTTGTCGCCCTTGTCGCCCTTGATGATGATCTTGTACAGATACCCGCTGAATAGACGCCATTCCGGGTCTGCCAGACAACGGGCCATTTCCTCGTCCGTTGTCGGGATCAGCCAGTCGTCACCCTTATGCGTCGTCATCTGCGCTCAAGTCATCATGGACAATCGGCAGCGTGTTGCCCTGGATGGCCTTGGCGATGGCCTGCAATGCGTTATCTCCCGGTGTCGGCGCCGGAGTGATGTCGAACGCCTCGCGCTCCAGGTAGATCAGGTGCTTCAGGGTTTCGGCCAGCTTCTTCAGGCTGTCGATGCGCTGGGGTGTGGCGATGACCTTCTTGTACAGGTCGTTCAACTTGTCCACGCCCTTGTCATCGGGTGCGTGCATCAACTCGCCCAACTGGCCGAACAGGTCGGTATCGCCGGTCTGGGCCTCAAGTTCCTGCAACAGCCGCTCAACCAATTCACGCTGGCGGGAAATGCTCTTGCGGTGGCTCAGCTTGACGTTGACGATGGCTTGGGCAGAGGCCGCAATAATCTCTTTTTCGGAGGCATTGCTTTCGCTGCGTAATTCGCTGCGTAATTCTTCCTTGCGTAAAATCTTCTCGGCTTTTGCCGCTACCTTTGCCGCTATATTTCGCGGCCATTCGTTTTTTTTTGCCCTTGCCCGAATTGTGCCTTCGGTGACTCCGTGCTCCGCCGCAATCTCCCGCAGTGACTTGATCCCAGCGCAGTAATCCGCCTCCACTCGCTCCCAATCAACCGATGGCTTGCCGGTGGCCATGCGTCAGAACCCTATCCGCAGGCTGTACAGCTTCAGCGCCTTGCGCTTTTCCTTGCTCAGCGGCAGGCAGCGACTGACGTTGCCGCGGTGCGCGAATACCGACACCGCCATGCAGGCCGTCAGCAGTACCTGGGGCAGGGTCACGCACTTCTCTGCGCCCAGCAGGCAGAGCATGGCCTCGCCACCCGAGGCAAAGACCAAGACAGCGGCAAACGCGGAAATCAGTGGCTTGTGCTTGCTGGCGCCGCGCCGGTACGTCAGGAGGCGGAGGCAGATGGCCGCGCAGAGCAGGCCATTGATCAGGGCGAGAACGGAGATCGTCATTTGCGGCCATTCCGGAACAGGTCGATGAGGGATGAGAGCAGTTTTCCGGAGCGGGCGCGCTCGATCATGCCGTTGAGCAACAGGATGCAGGTCACGCCGTTGAGGATGGCTGCCACGACATGACTGGTCAGGCTCAGGAATTCAGCGGTCCAGTCTGCGCACAGATAGCTGATGGTGGTCCCGCAAAACAGGTAGGCGATGCGCATCAGCCAGTGGTATTCGATGGCGGACAGGACAAAGACGGCGGACCCGGCAAATGCTCCGAGCAGGACAGCAACGTCCACGGTTAATGTCACGGAGGCAATGGTGACGGACAGCAGGCCGGGGATGCCTGCTTTGGCTCCGGACGTTGCGGTTATCGACATGCGCGCGCTCATGGTCTTGGAATAAAAAGCGCCGGGCTAGAACAGAACCGGCGAAACCACAGGGTTAGCCGTGGCGAGGGTCTGAAACGAAAAAGCCCCGCACGATGGCGAGGCTTTTTGGTGAAATTGTGTTGCTGGCATAGTACGACCAGCATGTGGATAAATTAGTCGCATTGTTGCAATGCGTCAAGCAACTTCAGCCACTGATGCAGCGGCATGTCCCGGTGACTGGCGCTATCAACATCGGCCAGCCACTTGCGGACGGTGCGGCCATCGACTCCAAGCAAGCCGGCGGCGGCCTGTTGGGTCAGCCCTGCCGATGCGAGCAGGGCGCGGAGGTTGGCGGGCGTGTAGCCCGCTTCGGGAAAGTTCACCACCCACCAGGCAACAAGGTTTCGCTCACGTCGCCGGAGGCTATGTGGCAAGTTGCTATCCACGTTCCCTCCGAATCTTCAGCGTCATCTGAATCAACGAACGGAGCATAAACGTACTGCCCCTGAATCCAAGCCAGCCCAACATCTACAAACTTTCCTTTTTCGGCGAACCGGCGCTCAGCGCGCGCCATAGCCGCATCATCGCGGCTGAATTGAACGACGCTCATTATTCGTCCTCCTCGCCAAACTTCTCCTCCAGCGCCTTGGCGATGGCGGCCGCACCGCCCTCGACCATCTGATCCGCATCGCACAGGCCATCCAGGTATTCGGCGTACCGCAGGTAATCGCCGCCATGCTGCGCCAGTTCATCGCGGGTCGCGTATTCGACCCAATCGCCCGCGCTAAAAATGTTGACGCAATCCAGGTTTTCGCAGTCATGCTCAATCTGGTTCAGAGCCTCACGGGCGTCATCGGTGGCGGTTCCGACGCGATTGCTTCCGTCCCACTCGTCGTCCGAACCGGCATAGTAGCGGTCCAGCAGCGCGCGAAACTCGGTGCTCTCCATGTAATCGCGCAGGGCGTACCCTGCCGTGGTCGGACGCAGGCTGATGCGGCGGTCAACGCCGTGCCACACAGATGCCGGCATACCCCCTCCGATGTCGCCGCTGGAGTAAGCGAAAACATAGCCATTGGCATTGAGTTGCAGGTACGCCGGTTGCGGCTGGCACTGGCCGTCGTACTGGCAAAAAACGGGAGCCTTTCCGGCCGGGATGTCGATGCGAATTTCCATGATGTTTCCCTCGTTGACAGGTCGTTATTGCCTGCCTTCTGATTCTTATTCTAGGCCCATTGCGGGCCTAACGCAAGAGGGGAAGTGAATTATTTTACGCCGCCTCCGTCAGCCCCCTCTCCAGCAACTCCGGCGACAGAACCGCCTCGGCCCGTTGCTCCAGGTCATCCAGTTGCGCAGAAATACCCTTGCGCCAGCGATACAGCGTTGCCCGATGCTTTTCCCCGGTATCCATCAGCCTGGTCTTGATCCCGCGACGAAACGCCACGCAGGCCCACATCCAGACGCAAACCCGGCGGAACTTGACCGGAGCCGGACTGTCCAGCATATCCGCCAGCTCATTGATAGCTGCGGCCCGCTCCAGGTCGTCGGCCCCGTACTTGGCCACCAGCGCAAGAAACGTCATGCGGTCCGTCCGGCGCTTTATCAGCGAGCGCGTCATCGCATCCTGGGCCAGCCGCTCGATGGTTGTCAGCCGCTCCAGGGGATCTGGCTTGCTCGTCAGTTCCTCAGTAAACCCGGATCGGTAGTCCGTCTGCCAGGATGCCGGGCGGCAGGTGCTGATGCGGTCAACGCTCATAGCCTGGGCCACGGCCTGGTGCTCGTTGCGGTAGATTGCTGTCATGCTGTGCTGCCCTCTTGAATCACAAAGCCCATACCGATACCTCCACCGCCCCGCCCTTGACCCGTTCCAGGCTGTCACCCAGCAGCAGCAGCTTGATCTGGTTGTCGCTGGCAATGACCCCGGCGTGCGCCAGCGCGTCGAATGTCGCCTTGAGCGTGTTGTCGATGTCTCGCTCCCGGTTGTCCGGGAAGAAAATCTTGATTACCGCGCAGACAATCCCGCCGTACCTGTTGCCGCCGATCAGCGCCTTGACGGCCTCGATGTACGCCAGAGCCCTTTCGGACCGGCAGCGGCCACGGATGCGCTTGCCGTTTTTTACGTAGATGCGCGGCTCCCAGTAGTGATTGACGCTAGGCGGCAACGGCAGCAAAACGTCGCTGATCAGGGGATATTTGCAGGACTGCGTAACAGCCGTTTTAAGCGCGTCCGTCAGCGGGCCGGTACATCCGGGTTCATGGGCCGGTTTAGCCGCCCTCTTGGTACTTGCGCGCTCGTTTTTCGGAGCTTTTTTTGCGGAGATGCGGCTCTTGAGTGCGCGAAACTCCGATTCCGTCAGTTTCATGCCGCCATCCTCCCCGCTGCGTTGATCAGGATCAGCGCCCTGCCCTTAATCTCGTCCGCCCATTCCGGGGACTGGTGGCGGATGGTTTCCATCGTCGCCCGGCCTCCGGTGGCCACGCACTCAGCCTGGTAGTCCAGCCACAACTCGCGGCCGACCGCGCAATACCGGCCGGACATCGGGTGACAGCAGGTGACGCCACGGACGGAGGCGTGATTCAGCAGGGATTCATGGGCGGGGGTCATGCCACCTCCTCCAACGCATCCAGGATCAGTTGCAGCGTTTCCGCCCGCACGCTGGAAAACCACACCTTGTCGCCCAGATGCCGGATCAGCCTGCCGACATCGGCCTGCGCCGGGATAGCGGTGTCGTAAAACTCCACGCCGTCGCGCTTGAAAATCAGGTATGCGCCGTCGCGCTCAACTGTCACCATGATCCTGCACCCCCTTCGATGCCTCTGAATCGGAAACATCCGCCGTCAAATGTCGTGCGGACCACGCCGATTTCGCCGTTTCGGCTTTTCGTGATGATCAATTCAGCGATGCCCTTGTCCGTTGAGTCAGGATTATAAACCTCGTCACGGTAAGGCATTATCACCATGTCCGCATCCTGCTCAATTTCCCCAGAGTCGCGCAGGTCGGACATCATCGGCCGCTTGTTCGGGCGCATTTCGACGCGCTTTGAGAGTTGCGACAGCATCAGGAATGGGCAGTGATATTCCTTCGCCAGATCCTTCGCGGCGCCGGAGCAAGCCCCGATTTCCCGGTTGCGGTTGTCGCCGTATCCGGATGCGTGCATTTTTTGCAGGTAGTCGGCCATGACCATCATCACCCCACCGTATTCGCGTTTGATGCGACGCAGGAAGGCAGACATTTTTTCGGGTGTCAGCCCGCCTTTGTCGCAGATGATTAGGTTTGACTGGCCGATGACTTGCATTGCATGTGTGGCTTTTGCCCATTGGGTGTCATTCATTTGCCCGCGCTTGGTGGTCTGGTACGGAACGCCGGAAATGGACGCCACAAGCCGGTCCGTCAGTTGCGCCTGCGGCTGTTCCATGGAGAACACGACAATCGGCAGGCCGCCTTCGCGCATGTTGGTCTGGCAGAAGTTCATGGCAAGGGTTGTCTTGCCCATGCTCGGTCGCGCCGCGATGATGACGAGGTCGCCCGGCTGAAATCCGTCGGTCATTTCGTCCAGCTTGGCGATGCCGCTGGGGATGCCCGACAACTGCCCAGGCATCCGCTCCCCTGCTTTCTCGATACGCTCAGCCGCCTGCAAGGCCATTTCCCGGCCCGTAACGCACGGAAGTGCGTCTTGACCCGCCCCGCCGTCGATAATGCCTAGAATCGCCTTCTCTGCGGCTTGCAGCATGTGTTCCGTGTCTTTCCCGCCTTCCTGGATCATGTCCATGATGTTTTCGGCGGCGACCAGCAGGCTGCGCTGGATGGAATACTCGCGGATCCGGCCAGCGTAGGCCGTCGCGTTGACGGTGCTGGCCGGCGAGTTGCGCAGGATGTCGGATAGGTAGTCCTCGCCTCCGGCACGGTCCAGCAGGTTGTATGCCCGGAGAGAATCCAAAACCGTCAACGGATCCACCGGCTTGCCAGACTGGTACATCCGGCCGATGGTTTCAAAAATGGCCCTGTGGCGCGGCAAATAGAAATCATCCTTGGCCAGGACGTGCGATACCTCGTCCCACGCTTCGGACTCGATCATGATGCTGGCGATAACCGCTTGCTCGATCGAGATGCTGTAGGGTGGCTTCTTGCCTTCTTCGATGCTCATGCCAGCAACTCCCGAACTTTGCTCATGTACTTGCGGGCGTTCGCTGCCATTTCAGGGGTGCGTTCCGGCAGAACCGGAGGTTGGTATTCGCGGTAGGCGGGTGACTGGCTGATCGGAACGATGGAGGCGGTCTTTCCGGGTTGTTCGCGCTTGATCCAGTTGACCAGCAGGGACTCCCATTTGTTTTGCCGGTTAGTTGTCCCGTTGTGGTGGATCTGGAACTTCGCCAGAACTTCATCGGTGAATCGTTCGGCAGGAATACCAGCACGCATCAGGAGGGCCGGAAACTGGCCAGATGGTTTCCAGGTGACGCTCATTGTGACTGACTGGTTGGCGCGCTCATGTCGAGTGATGCGTTCGAGATATTCCTGGCTGTCAGCAGTAGCAGTTTTGGCGCCTGCGCCTGCTACTGATGGTTCTTTGATGGTTCTATTACGGTTAGTCGGCACGTCGTGCAGGTCTAGACCTGCACCAGATGCCGCAACCCCTGCACCAGATGCACCCCCTGCACCACGTGCCGCATTAGATGGGGTAATGGTGTAGAGATTGCTCTTGTTGAAGCGCCGCTGAACCGACAAAAACCCCTCGGCCTCCAACCATTCAATAGCGTTCCTGATGGCTCGTTCGGACAGGCATGTGCGCTCAACCATGCGCGGCACGGACGGCCAACAAACACCATCATCATTGGCCTGATCAGCCAGAGAAATCAGTACCAGCTTTTGCGTCGATGACATGCCGGAAAGAGCCCAGCAGGCGGAGAGGATATGCGTACTCATGCTGCCGCCCTCCATTCCAACACCATCTTGATGCGACTGCCGATCCACCGCATAACAGGAACGGCCATTGAGTTGCCCAAGGCTTTGTAGCGGGGGCCGTCCGGACACTCGCTGGGTGGCTTGTTGCGCCATGGAATGGCGGTGTATCCGCGAGGAAAGCCCTGTAAAAATTCACATTCCTCTACGGTCAATCTTCTGACCTGCATACCTCCGTGTGCTGGTTGGCTTTGACCATGAGTGGGTCGCCCCACTTCTTGAACCGCTGATAGTGCTTCTCGCAGTAGCCCAGGCCCTTGTGCGGCCCACCACAGATCACGCACGAAACGGCTTGCTTGTGCTCCCGGCTGTGACAGCTCCGACAAATACGCTCCAAGTTCTCCAGCAAGTTGTTCAGGTGGCTCCCATCCTTGTGATGCACATCGCTCGCCCCCGGCTTCCCGCAACGATTGCAGCAGCCAGCCGGGACCATTTTCCGAGCGTGATAGTGCGCAGTGGACCACCCAACTTCTGGAGAATGCCGCTGGTCGAATGCCGACGCCATGCAGTGCCTGTCGCAGAATTTCCGGCGATTGAAGTGAATCAAGTATTCCAAGTCCCCATTTGGCAAACGCTTCCTCTCCAACTGCTTCCCGCAGTGCTCGCAAAATCTTTCCGGCGTGGGTTTCTTGTGTGCTGGCATAACTACCTCCGTGGCTGAAGCCTTCATTATACAGGGCTTCACACAGCACATGCGCCTTGTCGCCACCGCCACCGCTGGCGCGTAAACAATTCCCAACGTCATCGCCAAGCTCGGCAGTCGCACCGCCTTCACGGCCGCGCAGCGATACAGCAACAGCCACCGTCGCCTGCCCGCCACTCGACCCGCAGCCCATCGCGTGAGTGCTGCCGTCCGTGCTGGAGATCGGGTCTTGGGTGGGGTGAAAAACGATCGGGGCTTCGTGATTGCAGGTGATCGCAGGACTGCGATCACCTGCAATTTCCGCCCCGCCTTGGCCGTGGGCCATGCAGATCAAATGTCCGGCCTGTCCTTGATTGTCGTCTGCACCACACGTTCCAACGCCGTTTGCAGTAAGGGCGGCAACTGTCGGCCCCTTGCCTCGGCGCGGCGGAGTATCCCGGCGCAGGCTGTCGAACTCAAAAAGTACCTGCGCGGGATTGAACCCGTTTCGAGCACTTGCGACAACGAACACACGGCGGCGGCGTTGGGCCACTCCGAAGTATTGGGCGTCCAGAATGCGCCACGCGATTGCGCGCGCGGGTCCAAACACACAACCAGCGTTCGGCCATTTGCCCCCTGGCGGCTGGAGCTCGCAATCTTCCCCGGAAAGAGCGCCAAGAAAGCATCCGAATGCGTTTCCTTTATCGGAGAGGACGCCGGGTACGTTTTCCCAGACGATGATGGCTGGGTCGTCGCCGCGGGCGACTCGAACATGGTCAATTGCATCAGCAAGCTCAACGTATTTGATGGTGAGTTGGCCGCGTGGGTCGTTCAGACCTTCACGCAGTCCAGCAACGGAAAAAGCCTGACAGGGAGTGCCGCCCACCAGAACGTCAGGCGCTGCGGCTTTGCCGGTCAGCACCAGCTTGGGCAGCTTGGTCATGTCGCCAATGTTCGGCACGCTGGGGTAGTGATGGGCCAGCACGGCCGCCGGGAAAGCCTCAATCTCGGCAAGCCATGCAGCGCGCCAGCCGAGTGGATGCCAAGCCACAGATGCGGCTTCGATGCCACTGCAAACAGATCCAAATGTCGTCATGCCGCCATCCCCCTCGCCACCGGACACGAATACTCCTCGGCCTGGAACTGCGGCCGGTAGCACTCGCCGCTAAGGGCGCTGTTGCAGGTACTGGTGTGCGGGCAATCCTGATTGGCCGGGATTTGGCCGATGGCGATATGGCGCAGGCGGTCGCGGTCGGCCTTTGACACCAGCGGCATGATGCTGCCGCAGGTTGCGGCCAAGCACTCGGCCTGCCCGCTGGTAACGTGGATTCGCAGGGCGCCATGCCCGCAGTGGATGCAGATCATGCTGCTGCCCTCTCCATGCGCGACCGGTACATCCGGCGAATCTTGTTTACCCAGGGCGTCGTTATGCGACCCGCCCGCCGCCAGACCTTGATGCTGGTCATGCTTACAGACAACTCCCGCGCAAGAGCGGCGAACGAATCGCATATCAGGCGCATGGCATCCTCCACACTCATGTCCTCCGGGACTTCCACAACCTGAGCCAAGGGAACCGGCGGGTTATTGAGGTGCTTCGCCAGCACGGCATCGCAAAGATCCTCCAGCATTTCGGCGCCAGAGACGCCGCGCAGCGTCGCGCCGTGCATCCGCATCGCCAGAGCGTGATTGGCGGCGCGATTGACCAACTGCCCGGCCTTGGTGTTCTCAATTCCAGAGATCGCGCGAGCGGCCCGATCCAGCAGCCTTCCCATGCGAACAACGATGTCCGCCTGCGCATCACTCATACCGTGGAAGCCAGCAGCACCCATCTCAGTCATGAGGTCGTCGGCTTGTTCGCCGATCTCAAAAATCGTGGTATGATCGCTTTGCATTCTTCTGCTCCAGTAGTTGTTTGCATGAGCCCCTGTTACCGCAGGGGCTTTTTTATTGGTGCCGATTGTAGGAATCGAACCCACGACATCCTGCTTACAAGGCAGGCGTTCTCCCAACTGAACTAAACCGGCGTGTTTGGTTGCGGCGGGTGACTCGAACACCCGACCCAATCGGAAATACATCCGCTTGCTCTCCCGTTGAGCTAGACACCGCAACCGGCTGGGCACTGGACTACGTAATTGCAAGTGCGCACATGCAATCCTCAGCCGCCAATGCCCATGCGGTTGTGTGCCTGTTGACCGGTCAGGCTCCGGGCTACACTGGGCGGGCCTTTGTGCAGTCTCGATGTTGCTCTGTGTTTCGACAGCGTTTCCGCTGGATGTCCCGACAGATACAACGATCAGCGCCCTGCCGTACTTGTACGGGCCGCCATGGTTCGGACCCAGGGCGCTGATCGTTGGGCTGGTTACGCCAGCCACTCGTCCGCTTCACGCCTCCCCCGCATCCCTGCCAGTGAGTCCGGGTTGGACAGATAACGCTGCGACTGCCGGTGATGCTGTCCTTTGGCTCTACCGGCCTACCGTGTTGCTCCTTGGCATACCCCACTACCACTACAACTCATTGCGGCCACTGGTCGTCGTCATTGGCGCGGCGGACCAGATAGGCGATAAAGCAAACCAGCGCGATCAGCAGCACCGTGTTGGCTGTAAAAACAAGAAATGTGCTCATGAGATCGCCCACGCAACTACGAATGCCGCTGCAAATGGGAACACTACACACCAGAAAAACATCTCCATTCCCGTCATTTCATTCTCCTGCCGGTTCAGTCCTGACCACACTTTTTTTCCGCATGGCGCGGCGGTGAATCCTGACCAGCGCGTCGCCAAGCTGATAACCCACCTTATCACCACGCCGCCCGGTGTAAATGGCGCTGATGTGGCCCTGGGTTGTGCCGTTGCCGCAGCGTCTCGCTAACTCGGTTTGCGTCATCCCGGTATCCAGGATTTCGGCCACAATTTTTTGAAAGTCCACTTTATCACCTCATCTACATGGACTCCACTATATAGCGCCCGCAATAGTCGCGCAAGATTATTTTCAGCGTATGGGGTTGACGATAGTTATTGCTGGTGCAATACTGGATTCATCGAAACGCACACAGGAAAACGACAAATGAGCCAGCCCATCCACACTTATATCGAGCTGTCCGGCGTCAAGCTGGAGGTTATCGGCAACTACTGGCCGGGCGAGGCCGAAAGCATGGACAGCCCCGGTGAAAGTGAGTCGGTGGAAATTGAGCAAGTGCTCACCGCCAAGGGCGACGACATCGGCGGCATGGTCGCCTATTTCGAGAACCTGCAAGAGCATGTTGAGCAGGCCGCACTGGAAGCTCACAAGGGCGCCAAAGAGCTGGCGCGGGACGAGTACGCCATTCTGCGCCGCGAAATGGCTCAGGAGGCAGCATGAAAGCGCGCGCCCTGATTGTTGGCGAGTACATGGCCCTGTACGCCATCGGCGCGGGCCTCGGTTTCTGGATGGTATTGGAGGCGATGCCGAAATGAACATCTATAAAGACCCGGCGCAATTCGCCCCGCAACTGGTTTGGGATCTGCACGACGCGGTGTCGATGCTGGACCAGGCCGCCATGCTGATTGCGGGCGGACATGACAAGGCTGCGGCTGATGCCTTGGCCATGGTCATCCACAGCGCGAAAGAGGCGCTGGAGAAGGTGAACAACGCCGAATACATGGCGCAGGCATTTAGGAAGGTGGCAGCATGAGCGCAAAAGCACAAATCCCGGAATCGGGAATCATCCTCGGCATGAGCAATGCCGACTACCACGCATTGCCGAGCGTCAGTTCATCGAAGCTGAAAACCATCCTGCGCAGCCCGGCCCACTACCACGCCGCGTATCTGGCCGGTGCGCCCCGCAAGGAGCCGACGGCAAGCATGGTGCTGGGCAGCCTGACGCACACGCTGTTTCTTGAGCCGGAGCAGTACGGCAGCGAGTACATCATTGCGCCGAAGTGGGACGCCCGCACAAATGAAGGCAAGGCGATCCGCGCCGCCTTTGTCGATGCCGCAGAGGGCAAGACGGTTATCGATAACGACCAACTGACAACCGCGCAATCCATGGCAAACGCCCTGTGCGGCCACCAGATCCACGAAGCCATGACCGGCGGCTATGCCGAAGCCAGCATCTTCTGGACTGACGATCAAACCGGCCTCGCCTGCCGAATCCGGCCCGACTACCACATTGCGCCGTGTGAGATGTGGCCCACCGGCCTGATCATCGACGTGAAGACCACGGACGACGCCCGCGCCGAAGCCTTCGCACGGACCTGCGTCAACTTTGGCTACGACCTGAGCGCCGCCATGTACTGCGACGGATTCCAGCAGCACTACGGCACGGCAGAGCCGCCGCTGTTCCTGTTGCTGGTGGTCGAACGTGACGCGCCCCATGCCGTCGCCTGCTACGAGTGCAGCCCGGAAATGCTGGACAAGGGCATTGAGAAATATCGCCGCGCCATGCAGTTGCTGGCAGATAGCACCGCCTCCGGCATGTGGCTGGGTTATGGCGACGGCATTCAATTACTGAACCTGCCCAAGTGGGCATAGGAGAACATCATGGAACATCAGCTTAGAGTAACACCGCCATCCGTTAATCACGGCTTTGCCAGTGTCGAGCAGGAGCGCGCTATCGCGGAAGCCCGCGGACAGATGCAGCTTGCAAAAATGTTTCCGCGCGACCTGAACGCAGCCCATGCAGAACTAATGGAGTCTTGCCGTCTGCCTGCGCTGGCCAATGCCGCCTTCTACACCCTACCGCGCGGAGGGCAGTCTATCAGCGGCCCGAGCATTCGCCTGGCTGAAGAAATCGCCCGCGTATGCGGAAATATCGAGTACGGCCACCGGGAACTTGGCCGTGACGCAGACAAGTCCGAGGTCGAGGTATTCGCGTGGGATAAGCAGACCAACACCCGCAGCGTCCGTCAACTGACGGTGGTGCATGTCATTGACACCAAGAACGGCCCAAAGAAGTGCCGTGACCAGTCGGAAATCGACAACCTGATTGCCAACAAGGCCAGCAAGCAATTGCGCGGCCGACTGCTCGCTATCTCTCCGAAATGGCTGGTTGAGTCGGCCGTCGAAGAATGCCGCAAGACGCTGGCTGGAAACAATGATGAGCCGCTTTCTGTTCGTGTCCGCAAGATGACGCAAGCCTTCAGTAAGTACGGCGTGACGGTCGGAATGCTTGAGAAGTATCTTGGGCACGGCCTTGATGAAACCCTTCTCGAAGAACTGATCGACTTGACCGGGGTTTTTAACGCCATCCGCGACGGCGCCGCCGCAAGGGATTACTTCAAAGCATCCGAGCCGGATCCGCATGATGCCGTCCCCACCAGAACAGCCGCAAACCTGGAGCGCATCAAGGCATCAAAGGCTGCGGAAAACCAGCCAGCCAGCGACACCGGCATCCAGCCGCAAGACGACTTCGACGCCGAACTGAATGATACCGCCCCGTAACGGGCGGCACTGAGGAGAACACCATGATAGCCAATCAGGCAAAAGAGCCAACGCTCGATGATATTGAAACCATGATTATCATGTCTCTTTATGCGGATAATCTGACAGGCCACCATCAAAACAGGATTTTTGACAAAAATGGCGGCGTTTACGAATTAACGGATCAGGGGTGTTTTTTGGGGTTTGACAAAATGCTTCCAAAGTCATCTTTTACATTTGATATGTCGCAGGACAGGATTTATTCGACATCACACGAATACCTTGCTGGTCATCAGTCCGAAATCCTTGGCGATGAGTCCGAGGTAATAATGTTGTCGAACGGGGTACTGAAATGGCGCGGGTTCAGAAGGATTAGCAAGCCGCCAAAAGGAGTTTTCTCTATAGGCAGGGCTTCGCACTGGTACGAAATGCACCAGAGGTTTACATCACTAAGAGGCGACACACAGTATTACAAAAGGGTGGTTCCAATATCAAAAAGTGGAAAAATACTTCCAGCCTTTGTTAATGGGCAAATTGTGTGTGGGCCAGATGTTGAGGGGGCTGTTTTTAATGTTTGTTGCTCACTTATCGAAGATGCCCAGCGAACAGGAATAATGCTTGCCTCCGTCAAGGAAGCAAAGGAAATAAAGTTTCCTGTCCCAATTTCCGACTACAAGGACGTGTTTCTCGACAGAAACGGCCCGTTTCTGGGTAGCGGGAAAAAGAGGGCGATTATTCATTGGGTATCTTCCCACTTGAGGAAAAGAAAGAATGACGACGCCGTGCTTGTGAGTAAGCATATTCGCGGAGTTCAGTCGTTTTTGATGGACGGTATTTCCGTTGTTATTTCGCCGAGCAAATACGACACGCGGTCCCTGGAGAATAAATCATGACAACCCCAACCTTCCCCGCCGTTGTTTTTTCCGTGACCGATGCTGGCATCGCCGAACTTGAAGCCAAGCACAAAGGCCTGGTAGTCGCCCACGGCGATAAGAAGGGCTACTTGGCCCTGACTCAGGCTATTGCCGAAGTGCGCACC